ATGGAACGCGACGTCGCTGCCTTCCTGGCCGACCTGGCCGACCAGGGCCGATCACCCAACACCGTCGCCGCCTACCGCAACGACCTCGGCCAGTTCCTGGCCGCGCGGCCGCGCGCGGCAACGGCCGGCCCGCGCCGCGCCGACGTGGCCAGCTGGGTCGCCGACCTGGCCGAGCACTACGCGGCGGCCAGCATCGCCCGCAAGATCGCGGCGGTCCGGGCATGGTGCCGCTGGCTCGTCGGCTGCGGCGCCCTCGATGCCGACCCGACGACCGGCATCGAGGGCTCGCTGCCCCGGCTGGGGCGCAGGGCCACAACCGCGCCGCCAGGAGAAGCCGTCGCCGTGCTGCTAGACGGGGCCGCCCGGCGCGGGCGCGCGGCCCCGGCGGACCTGAGGGACGACGCGATCGTCCGCCTCCTCGCGGCGACCGGGGTGCGGGCGTCCGAGCTCTGCGCCCTCGACGTCGCGGACCTCGAGGGCGGCGTCGTCCGCGAGGGGGAGCAGGACGCCCGGGCACTGCTCGTGAACGTGCGGGGCCGGCGCGGGTGCCGGACGATCGCGCTCGATCCCGCCACCGAAACCGCGCTGCGCCGCTACCTCGAGCACGCTCGGCCCTGCCTGGCGAACGACGCGGGGGACGCCGACGCGCTGTTCGTGAACCGGCGTGGCCGGCGCCTGGGGCGCCAGGGGTTGTGGGTGATCCTGGCGCGCCGGGCCGCGGCGGCGGGGCTCACGGGCCGCCTGCCACCGCGTGCGCTCCGGCGGGCGGCGGCGGCGCGCGCCGCGAGCAGGGGCATCGCCGAGGCGCAGCGCCTCCTCGGCCACGCGCGGCCCGAGACGACGCGCGCCTACGCGCCTGCCTCGGCGGGCGGGCGCCGACCGCCCGGCCGACCAGGTCGACCGGAGGAACGCCTGGCTCGACCGGCCTAGCCGTCGCCACCGGCGCGCCGCGCCCGGTAGCGGCGCGCCGCCGCGGCCTGGGCGCAGCGCTGCGAGCAGTAGCGCCGCCGGCCGGGCGGCAGCTCGGCCCCGCAGCGGGGGCAGGGCGTGCCGGGCGGCGCGGCGCGGGCCGCAGTGAGCGCGGCGGCGAGCAGCGACGGCGCCGACCGCGGTTCCCCGGCCGTGAGCGGGCGGCCACAGCCGGCGCACGTGGCGTCGGGTCCGGCGCCGGGGACGGGTTCCAGCCGCAGGTCGTCGCCGCCGCCGGCCGCGGTCCAGGCGGCGATCCGGTCAGCGACGGTCTGCACGGCGCAGACCGCGCAGTAGCGGGTCGCGCCGAGCGCGCTCCCCACGCGGACGGCGGCCGTGGTCATTCCGTTACCTCCCCCGGGCCGCCCCTGCCGCGCGGTCCCGGCGCGTCTATATTAGCGCAGCCGTGTCTATCATCACGGCTCGGAGACGCTGGCCACAGCCAGGCGGTCCGGACGCCGACGGTTGACGGCTGCTACCATCCACCACGGACCTATCCGGCATCCGGCGGTCGCGGCGCCCGACGGGGCGCACCGCCGCTTTTCGCTTAGGGGGGTGACGGCATGGGGCGTAACGCCGCCGCCGACGCGGCCGACCACCGGCGCGCCCGCGTCGCGCACCACCGCCTGCGGCGGCTCTCGGTCCGCGAGATCGCAGCCGAGCTCGAACGCGAGGGGCTGCGCAACCCCGAGACCGGCGAGCCGTGGACCTGGGTCACGGTGCACCGCGATTGCCAGGCGCTCGCGCGGCGTTGGCAGCGCGAGGCGCTGGCCGACACCGCGCCGCTCAAGGCCGAGCTCTGGGCGGAGCTGCGCGCCGTGCGGCGCCAGGCCTGGACGGACGGCGACCTGGCGACCGTGCTCCGCGCGCTCAAACAGGAGGCGGAGCTGTTGGGGCTCGACGCGCCGGTCAAGGTCGACGTGGTGGCGTACGTGCGCGATCTGGCCGCGCGGGAGGGCCTCGACCCCGACGAGGCCGTCGCGACGGCCGAGCGTATCCTGCGGGACGCGCGTGCCTAGGCTGCTCGACCGCGCGGAGGCGGAAGCGGTCGGCGCCGTCGCGATCGCGGCCCTCCGCGCAGCGCGGCGCGAGGAGCAGCGGGAGGGGCCGCGGTACGACTGGCGCGCGATCGCGCGCCCGGAGCAACTGCCGCCCGCGGGCGACTGGTCGACCTGGCTGATCCTGGCCGGGCGCGGCTGGGGCAAGACCCGCACGGGCGCTGAGTTCGTGCGCGCGGAGGTCGAGGCGGGGCGGCTCCGCCGCCTCGCGATCGTGGGCCGCACGGCCGCGGACGTGCGCGACGTGATGATCGAGGGCGAGTCGGGGATCCTGGCCGTCAGCCCGCCGTGGCGCCGGCCGCGGTACGAGCCGTCCAAACGGCGGCTGACCTGGCCGAACGGTGCCGTCGCCACCGCGTTCTCCGCCGACAAGCCCGACCTCCTGCGCGGGCCCGAGCTCGATGGATACTGGGCCGACGAGCTGGCGAGCTGGCGGTTCGGCCAGGAGGCGTGGGACAACCTGCAGTTCAGCCTGCGCCGCGGCCGGCACCCGCGGGGGGTGGTGACCACGACGCCGCGGCCGACGCGGCTCATCCGTGACCTGCTCGCCGATCCGGCGACGCACGGCACGCGCGGCACCACGTTCGAGAACGTGGCCAACCTGGCGCCGCGCTTCGTCGAACGGATGCGCGCGCACTACGAGGGCACGCGCCTCGGGCGCCAGGAGCTGCTCGGCGAGATCCTCGACGACACGCCGGGCGCGCTCTGGACCCGCGCCCGGATCGAGGCGCTGCGCGTGCGCCGTCCGCCCGAGCTCGTGCGGGTCGTCGTCGCGGTCGACCCCGCCGCGACCAGCGGGGAGGACGCCGACGAGACGGGGATCGTCGTGGCTGGCCTCGGGGTGGACGGGCACGCCTACGTGCTGGACGACCGGACCGTCCGGGGCACGCCGTACGACTGGGCGGCCGCGGCGGTGGCGGCGTTCCACGAGCACCGGGCCGACCGCGTGGTCGGCGAGGCGAACAACGGCGGCGAGATGGTCGGCTACACGGTCGCGACCGTGGACCCGACGGTGCCGTTCAAGGCCGTGTGGGCGAGCCGGGGGAAGCGCACGCGGGCCGAACCGATCGCCGCGCTCGACGAGCGGGGCCTGGTCCACCACGTGGGCTCCTTCCCCGAGCTCGAGGACCAGATGTGCACGTGGCGGCCGGGCGAGGCCAGCCCCGACCGGCTCGACGCCCGGGTCTGGGCGCTCACCGAGCTCCTCCTCGAACCGGACGGGGCCGGTGGCGTCGCGTTCTACGACGAGCGGGTGGAGATCAGCCCGATCTGATCAGCCCGATCTAGGGGGTGGCACACGCATGGGAGTGCGCGACTGGTTAGCCGAGGCCTTCCGCGACGAGCCGCGCCGGCCCTCGGGGCCGCAGGCGGCGCTCGCGCTCGCGGAGCGCGAGCGGTACGAGGCGACGGTCGAACTGCTGCAGGAGCGCCTCGCCGAGCTCGAGCTCGCCGTCGAGGACGCCGGGTGGCAGCGGCTCACCGGCGAGTCCGCCCGCGAGTTCTCGCGCGACGGGCTGCGCCGCATCGCCGCGCTGTCGCGGCTCTTCTTCCTGAAGAACCCGCTCGTCGCGCGGGCGGTGAGGCTGCAAGCCATCTACGTCTGGGGGCAGGGCGTCAACATCCATGCCCGCCACCCCGCCGTGGACGCCGTCGTGCAGCGGTTCCTGGACGACCCGGCGAACAGGGCCGAGCTGACGAGCCACCAGGCGCGTGTGCTCAAGGAGATCGACCTCCAGGTCGAAGGCAACCTGTTCCTCGTGCTCTTCCCGTCGCCGGTCGACGGCCGCGTGCGCGTGCGCTCGATCCCGCCGGACGAGATCGTCGACATCGTCACCAACCCCGACGACGCGAAGGAGGTGTGGTTCTACAAGCGCGCCTGGTCGGTCCGCGGGTTCGACCCGGCCACCGGGACCTCCAGCCCGCAAACCCGGACCGCGTACTACCCCGACTGGCGCTACCGCCCGGCGGCGGCGCGCCCGACCGCGATCGGCGGGGCCCCGGTCGAATGGGACACGCCGGTCTACCACGTCCGCGTGGGTGGCCTCTCCGACATGCGCTTCGGCGTGCCCGAGACGTACGCCGCGCTCGATTGGGCCCGCGCCTACAAGGCGTTCCTCGAGGATTGGGCGACCATCACCCGAGCCCTCAGCCGATTCGCCTGGAACCTGACCACGCGCGGCGGCGCCAAGGGCGTCGCCGCCGCGCGCGCGCGGCTCGGGACCACGCTCGCGGCTGGCGCCTCCGCCGAGCAGGTGGAAACCAACCCCCCGCCGCTGACGGGGTCGGTCTTCATCGGCGCCGAGGGCACCAGGCTCGAGCCGGTCCGCACGTCGGGCGCGACGACCTCGGCCGAGGACGGCCGGCGGCTCCTGCTGATGGTCGCCGCGGCGACCGGCCTGCCCGAGAGCTTCTTCGGCGACGTCTCGGTGGGGACGCTCGCCACCGCGCGGAGCCTCGACCGGCCGACGGAGCTCAAGTTCCGGGACCGCCAAACGCTCTGGGCAGACGTGCTCAACGACCTCCTGCAGTATGCGATCGACTGGGCGGCGCGCGCCCCGGCCGGCCCGTTGCCCGCGGCCGCGGGCGAGGCCGACCCCGGCGCGCTGCACGTCGCGCTCGGCGAGGACCCCGACACCGGCGAGCCGATCGACCGGTACGTGTCGATCGAGTTCCCGCCGATCCTCGAGCACGACGTCGAGGCGACCATCGGCGCGATCGTCGCGGCCGCGACGCTGGGGGGCAACGCCCCGGCCGGCACGATCGATCCCAAGCTCGTCAGCAAGCTGCTCCTGACGGCGCTCGGCCAGGACGACGTCGACGAGCTCCTGGGCGAGATGTACCCGGAGGACGACGAGGGCCAGGATGCGGCGGCGTCGACGGCCGCGCCGCCGGCCGAGGCGCTCGTCGCCGCCGTACGGCAGTTGACCGAGGCGGTCCGTGCGCTCCGCGCTGGCTGACGCCGCCGACGCGTTTCTGCGGGAGGCGGCGCGGCCCGTCCGCGACCTCGCCCTGGAGCGGGAGCGCCGCCGGCTCGAGCGGCGGCTGGGGCACGCCTGGGAGGTCCAGGGCGCGGCGTTCCTGCGGCGGCTCGCCGCGCTCAGGCCGCGGTTCCCCGACGTGCAGGAGGCGGTCCGGGTCCAGGACTGGGAACCGCTGCTCGACGCCGCGCTCCGCCTCACGCGCGGCCTGTTCCGGCGGGCGCTCGACCGCGCCATCCGCGCGGCCGTCCGCCTCGGTTTCGACGCCGGGCGCGTCGCGGCCTCCTTCGACCTCGCGAACCCGCGCGCGGTCGCCTACCTGCGCGACCACGGCGCCGAGCTCGTCGCCGGGATCGAGGACACGACGCGCCAGGAGATCCGCGCGCTCCTCGTCCAGGCCGCGGCCGAGGGCTGGTCCTACGACCGGGCGGCCCGGGCGATCGCCCGGCGGTTCGCCGAGTTCCGGGACGGCCGGCCCCAGGAGCACATCCGCAGCCGCGCCCACCTGGTCGCGGCGACCGAGCTCGGCAACGCCTACGAGCACGGCACCCTGCTGGCGGCCGAGCAGGCACACGCCAGCGGCACGCCGATGGAGAAGGCGTGGCTGGCCGTGCTGGACGACCGGACCGAGCAGGAGTGCCGGGATAACCACGCCGCGGGCTGGATCCCCATCGACCAGGCGTTCCCGTCGGGGCACCAACGACCACTCGCGCACCCGGCGTGCCGGTGCACGCTGCTGACGCGGCCGAGGGCCGGCTGAGTGGCGGACGCCGCGGCGTCCGCCGAGGCCGCGCCGGTGACCGACATGGCGCCGCGCTGCTGGCGCTGCGGCCGCACGCTGGCGGAGTGGCTGTCGCGGCCCTGGTCGCTGCGGTGCCAACGGTGCAAGGCCGCGAACCGCCGCGGCGACCCGCCCGCTGCGGCGTCCGCCACCGCGGAGCCCGCGTGACTTGACAGCCCGACCGCCCATCGCATACCGTCCGACCAACCGAACAGTCCGGTCGAGCGGCCCCCGCTGCATCGCGGCCCAGAATGCAGCACAAGGGGGCCGCTTTCATTGGACGCGCGGGCGCTGCTCGTTCAGCTGTTGGACCTGGCCGAGGCCGGCCGGATGATCTCCGCGGCGAACCTCGCCGCGATCAAGGCGGCCTGCGACGCCCTGCTGGCGCTGATCGCGCGGGCCGAGGGCGGGCAGGACGCACCCTCGGAGGCGGAGGTCAGGCGGGCGACGGAAGCCGCCCGGGCGCTCCTCGAGGCGGACCTCAGCTTCGACGACACCGTCCAGGCGCTGCGCGCGGCGCTGGTCGCGGAGCACGGCGGCCGCGACGTCTGGGTCCGCGACTGCTACGACGACTACGTCGTCTACGAGGTCTGCGACCCCGCCGACGGCGGCGGGGCGCCGACGGGCGCGCTCTATAAGCGCGCCTACGTCGTCGGCGCCGACGGCGGGGTGACGCTCGGCGACCCGGTCGAGGTTCGCCGGGTCACGAGCTACGAGCCCGTCGCCGAGGCCCGCGACCCGAACGTCGGGGGCGGCGTCGACCGGTCGGAGATCCCGGCCGAGGACTTCGCCGGCAAGGGGCGCTCGTTCCCGATCGTCACGCCCCGGGACGTGGCCGACGCGGCCGCCTCGATCGGGCGCGCCGGCGCCGACAACTACCCGCCGGACGAGCTGAAGCGGCGGATCGTCGCGATCGCGCGACGGAAGGGCGACGCCTTCGTCGCGCGCCTCCCGAAGGCGTGGCGCGACGAGCTGGGGGAGGCGACCGCGCTCGACGTGTCGGGCGAGGTCATCCCCCTGGTCGAGCGCGCCGTCCGGCGCGACGGGACCGTGCCGATCAAAATCATCGCCCCCGGCTGGGGCTCGTCGGGCTACTACCCGGCCGAGGTGCTCGAACGCGACGGTCCCGTCGCGTTCCCGGCGGGCACGAAAATGTTCTGGGACCACCCCCTCCCGTCCGAGGAGGCGGACCGGCCCGAGCGCTCGCTGCGGGACCTCGCCGCGGAGCTCGTGTCCGACGCGCGCTGGGAGCCGGCCGGTCCGGCCGGTCCAGGGCTCTACGCCGACGCGAAGGTTTTCGGCGCGTACCGGGACGCGCTCGAGGAGCTCGCGCCCCACATCGGCGTCTCGATCCGCGCGCTGGGGCGCGGCCGGGACGGGGAGGCCGAGGGGCGGCGCGGCAAGGTGATCGAGGCGCTCGTGGCCGGCCGTTCCGTCGATTTCGTGACGGTGCCCGGCGCGGGCGGCCGGGTGTGCCAGTTGTTCGAGTCGGCGCGGGCCCGCGCCGCCGACCAGCCAACGGAGGGACGAGGCATGACCGAAACCGAGGCCCAGGCCCTGAGGGAGGCCAACCGCGCGCTCCTGGGGCGCGTCGACCAGCTCGCCGCCCGCCTGCTCGAGGCGGACGCGCGCGAGTTCGCACGCGAGCGGCTCGCCGCCGTGCAGCTGCCGGAGGCCGCGCGGCAGCGCCTAGCCGCCGCTCTGGTGCCGCGGGCACCCGCGCGGGACGGCGCGCTCGACCGTGAGGCGTTCGCCGCGGCGATCGCCGAGGCGGCTGCGGCCGAGGCCCGCTACCTCGGCGAGTGCGCCCAGGCGGGCGCCATCCGTGGGATGGGCTCGGCGCCGGCTGAGGTCACCGCGGAGGAGGCCACCGGCCGCCTGGAGCGCGCGCTGCGCGACCTCGGGCTCAGCGAATCCGCCGCGAAGATCGCGGCCGTCGGGAGGGTCTAGGTGGCCACGAACCGGAACCACGAGCGGGGCAGACAGCTCAGCGTCGCCGTCTCCGACCCGGCGACGCCGACGTCGGGCGCGCCCGTCCGCGTCGGATCCTTCTGCGCCGTCGCGCTCACGGACGAGCGCTCGGACGGCACGACCTCGGTCCAGACCGACGGGGTCTTCACGCTGTCGGTCAAGGGCGTGGACGCCGGCGGCAACGCGGCGGTCGCGGTCGGCGACATCCTCTACTACGTCGACGCCGACACACCCAAGTTGTCCAAGAAGAACACGGGCACGCGGTTCGGCTACGCCCTGGAGGCGGTCGGTTCCGGTGCCACGGCCTCGATCAAAGTGAAGCTGGGGTACTGAGCCGATGGACTTCCTGGAGACGATCGAGTCCCTGCGCGCGGCGGACGCCGGCGTCCGCGAGTTGTTCGGCGGCGAGGGCCGCGGCGTGCGGTCGGCCGCCGCGGCGCGGTCGCCGCGCTACACCGCGGCGCTCGCGGAAGCCGCCGCCTTCCTGGCGGACGTGTGGGCGGGCCGGCGCCCCCTCCACCACCTCCGCGAGGCGCTCACGACGAGCGACTTCCCGCAGCTGTTCGGCGACATCCTCGACCGCTCGGTCCTGGCCGCCTACCGCGAGTGGCCGGCGATCTGGCCGGCCATCGCCCAGCGGCGCACCGTCCGCGATTTCCGCACCGTCAAGCTCTTCCCGCCCGCCTGGGGCGCGGACACGCGGCTCACGGCCGTGGCGCAGGACGCCGAGTACCCGGAGGCCTCGGTCACCGAGCAGGCGCCGATCACGTTCGCCGTCCAGAAGTACGGCCGCCGCATCGCGTTCTCCTGGGAGACGATCGTCAACGACGACCTCGACCAGTTCAAGGACATCCCGGAGCGGTTCGGGCGGGCCGCCCGGCGGACCGAGTCCCGGTTCGTGACCGAGTTGTACGTCGACGCCAACGGCCCGCACGCATCGCTCTACTCGAACGGCAACAAGAACCTGGTCAACGTCGCCAATGGCGCGGCTTCGAACAACCCGCCGCTGTCGATCGCGGCGCTGCAGGACGGGATGACGGTCCTGGCCGCCCAGGTGGGCGAGAACGGCGAGCCGATCATGGTCGAGTCGGTGGCGCTCGTCGTGCCGCCCGCCCTCGAGGTCACGGCGCGCAACATCCTGAACGCGACCCAGATCTGGTTGACCCAGGCGGGCGGCGTGCGCGACGCCGGCGCTGGCCAGCAGCAGCTCATCGCCCAGAACTGGATGCAGAACAAAGTCCAGCTCGTCGTGGACCCGTACATCCCCCTCACCGCCACGACGAACGGCAGTACCTCGTGGTTCCTGTTCGCGGACCCGAACGCCGGACGCCCGGCGCTGACGATCGCCTTCCTGCGCGGCCACGAGGAGCCCGAGATCTTCATCCGCGAGCCGAACGCGCGCCGCGCCGCCGGCGGCGCGGTCGACCCGCTGGACGGGAATTTCGAGACCGACGCCGTCGACTACAAGGTCCGGCACGTCCTCGGCGGCGCGCGCGTCGACCCGCGCGCGACGGTCGCCTCGAACGGCAGCGGGGCCTAGCGCAGGCGGGGGTGCGTCCGGACATGACGGAGCTGCTGCCGACGCCCGCGACGGCGGCGGAGCTCTACCTGGCGGCGATCCTCCGCGAGCTCCGCGGGCTGCGCGCCGGGCACGACGGCGCCGCCCGGGGCCCCGCGCCTGCCGCCGAGCCGGCTGCGGCCGTCGAGCTGCGCGAGCCGGCGCCCCCGGCGCGGCGCCGGCGGCGGTAGGCGATGCCGTTCACCTACGACCTCGCCACCGACCGCGGGAGGGTGCGGCTGCTGGTCACCGACGTCGACCAGACCCAGCCGCTTTTCCAGGACGACGAAATCGATGCGTTCCTGGCCATCGAGGGCGGCAGCGTGCCGCGCGCCGCCGCCCTCGCGCTGGACACTATCGCCTCGAACGAGTCGCTCGTCCAGAAAGCGAGCCGGCTGGTCGACTTCCAGACCAACGGCCCGGCCGTCGCGGCCGACCTGCGCGCCCACGCCGCTGCCCTGCGCGCCCGGGCCGACGAGCTCGATGCCGCCGCGAGCGGCGGCGCCTTCGACTGGGCCGAGATCGTGACGGGCGCCTTCGGCGCGCGGGAGCGCGTCGTCGACGAATGGCTGAGGGCGGGGGCCTGACGTGCCGCTGCTGACGTTCCGCCACCGGCCGCCGGTCACGGCGCCCCAGCGCGCCTCGATGGCCGCTTGGCTCGAGGACACGCTGACCGAGCGGTGCACGATCCGCCGGATCGTCGGCCGGACCCCCGACGGGCAGGGCGGCGAGCTCGACACGTGGGCGGACGCCGCCACGGCCGTGCCGTGCCGCCTGCGGTCGGTCGTCACCCAGGCGTCCGAGCAGGTCCTGGGCGAGCGGCTCACCGGCGTCATCGCCTGGACGATCGTGCTGCCGGACGGCCAAGACGTCGCGGTCGAAGACCGCATCGTGCTCACGTCGCGGACGCCGAACCGCACCTTCGAGGTGACCGGGATCCCCGGCACCGACACGCTCGGCGCCGCGACCGAGGTCGCGGTCGTGGAGGTCGAGGCGTGAGGCTGCTGTGGTTCTCGGATCCGCCGTTCGTTGCCTCCGGCTACGGCGTCCAGACCGCGCTCGTCGCGCCGCGCATCGCCGGCCTCGGGCACGACCTGGCGATCGCCGCGAAGTCGGGCCTGGCGGGCGCGCTCATCCGGTGGGCGGGTCTGCCGCTGTACCCGTGCGGCCGGGACGTGCACAGCCGGGACGTCCTCGCCGCCCACGCCGCCCACGTCGGGGCCGAGCTGCTGCTGACGCTGTGCGACGGGTGGATCGTCGAGCCGCGCCTGCTCGGCGGGGTGCGGTGGGTGCCGTGGCTGCCCGTGGACGCGGCGCCGCTGGCCGGCGACCTGCGCGCGCGGCTGGCGGCGGCGCACCGCGTGGTGGCGATGTCGCGCTTCGGCGAGCTGGCGTGCCGGGAGGCCGGGCTCGACGTGCGGTACGCCCCGCTCGGCGTGGACACGGCCCTCTTCGCGCCGGGGGACCGGCGGGCGAGCCGGGAGCGGCTCGGCCTGCCCGACGACCGGTTCGTCGTGGGCATGGTCGCCGACAATAAGGACCCGCACGACCGGAAGGCGTTCGTGCCGCAGCTCGCCGCGTTCGCGGACTTTCGGCGGGCCCACCGGGACGCCCTGCTCTACCTGCACACGAACCTCGGCCTCGACGGCCGCGGCCTCGACCTGCCGGCGGTGTGCAACGCGCTCGGCCTCGACGTCGGGCGGGACGTGCTCGTCGTCGGCCAGTACGAGCGGCTCGTCGGCGTCCCGCGGCAGGGCATGGCCGACGTCTACAACGCCATCGACGTGCTGCTCGCCGTCTCGGCCTGGGAGGGGTTCGGGCTGCCGCTCGTCGAGGCGCAGGCCTGCGGCGTTCCGGTCGTGACCGGCGACTGGACGAGCATGGGCGAGCTCTGCTGGGCCGGCTGGACGGTGCCGGCCGCCGAGACGGAGCCGCGCTGGGACCAGTGGCGCGGCTTCTGCCGGGTCCCGCGCGCCGGCGCCGTCCGCGAGGCCCTCGAGGCGGCCCACCGCGGCCGCCCGGCCGCGCTGCGCGACCGGGCGCGCGCCGGCGCGCTCGCCTACGACGCGGACCACGTGGTCGCGGCGCACTGGGCGCCGATCCTCGACGAGCTGGCGGCCGAGCTCGCCGGCGCGCCGAAGAATTTCCGCGAGGCGGTGCTCGCGTGACGCCCCCGCTCGGCCATCCCGCGACGGATACGGCGGCGGCCGCCGCGCCGACGCTCCACCTGGGCTGCGGCGAGCGCCCGCTCGCCGGCGCGGTCAACCACGACCGGACGAGCCACGCGCCGCACGTCGACGTCGCGCACGACCTGGACGAGCTGCCGTGGCCGTGGCCGGACGGCTCGTTCCGCAAGGTGGTCGCGCTCGACGTCTTCGAGCACCTGCGCGTCGACGTCGCCGACTGGCTGGGCGAGTGCTGGCGCGTCCTCGGGCCGGGCGGCCGGCTCGTCTTCCGCGTGCCCGCCTGGGACGGGCCGAACCTCTGGCGCGACCCGACGCACCGGCGGGCCTTCCACGAGGAGACGTTCGACTTCTTCGACCCGGACCGGCCGTTCTGGCGGCGCGCCGGGCGCGTCTACTTCGCCGACCGCTACGCCGGCGGGGCGCGCTGGTGGAGGGTCGAGCTCGTCGAGCGCGAGGCCGCCTCGGGCGACCTGTGCTTCGTCCTGCGCAAGAGGGACCGGTGATGGCCGCCGACGAGATCCGCCTCGACCTGAGGAAGCTCGACTCGCTCCTGGCGGCGCTCGACGGGCGCGCGGAGCGGCTCGTCGCGGAGCTCGCGGCCGAGGCGGTCAACCGCACGAAGCAGAAGGCGCCCGTCCGCACCGGCAACCTGCGCCGCTCCTACCACTACGAGCTCGACCCGACCGACCCGCACGGCCTGACGGCGGTCGTCGGGACGGACGTCGAGTACGCGCCGTACGTGGAGTTCGGCACGCGCCGGATGGCGCCGCGGCCGCACCTGCTCCCGGCGTTCGAGGAGGTGCGCGCGCTGGCGCCCAGGCGCGCCGCCGAGCTGTTCGGGGTCCCGGGTGCCTGATGAACGCCCTCGCCGCCGCGCTGTACGGCCGCCTCACGGCCACGCCCGCGCTGACCGCGCTCCTCGCCACGCCGACCTCGGTCTACTCGCGGCGCGTGCCGCAGCGCGCGGCGTACCCCGCCGTGCTCTTCGCGAAGCAGTCGGGGGTGGACGACAACGACAACCCGCACCGGGCGCGCCAGCTCGTCTACCTCGTCAAGGCGATCGTGGCCGACGCGGACGGGGTGTCGGGCGCGACGGTCGGCGCGATCGACGACCAGATCGACGCGGCGCTGCACCTGCAGCCGTTGGTGGTTGCCGGCTGGACGAACGTCTGGCTCGCCCGCGAGTCGGACGTCGACTACGAGGAGGACGCGCCGGGCGGGAAGCGCTTCTGGCACGCCGGGGGCCTCTACCGCATCCGGCTGGCGCGATGACCAACAAGGAGGTGACCGATGCCTGAGTACGTGGGCGGGGCGGCCGGCTACATCAAGTTCGGCACGACGGTGCTCGCGGCCGATTTCCGCACGTTCGACGCCGAGGAGGAGGTCGGCCTCGCCGACGCGTCGGCCGGGAACGACGCCAACCGCACGTACCTCGTGACGCTGAAGGACGGGAAGGCGACGATCGAGCTGGTCGCGCAGGCGGACGGCACCGCGCTCTGGAACGCGCTCGCGCCGGGCACGCAGGGCACGCTCGAGTGGGGCGACGAGGGCTCGGCGGTCGGGAAACCGCGGCACACGGTCAACGCCATCGTGCAGAAGCGCAAGCGGACGGTGCCCTACGACGACATCGTCGTCCTGAACTTCGACCTCCAGTTCAGTGGGGCCGTCGCGGACGGGACCTACTGATGGACACCGAGCGCAACGTCTTCTACGTCGGGGGCCGGCGGGTCAAGCTGCGCGACCGGATCCCGCTCAAGACGGCGCCGCACCTCCCGAAGCTGCTCCGCGCGGTCGAGGACGACTACAACGCGATCGCGCGGCTCGGCGCGCTCCTCGTCGAGGAATGGGAGTTCGACGGCGACCCGGGCGACATCCGCGCCTGGCAGGAACTCGACCTGCTGTCGGAGATCCCGGTGTTCGCGGTCGAGATCGGCAAGAACCTCAGTCAGCGCCAGGAGGCGGCCGGCGTCCCAAAAGGCTAGGGAAAGCCGTCTTTCTGGCGATCGCGTTCCCGGGCCAGGGGGCGCTGAGCGCGGAGCAACGGTGGAAGCTCCACCGGGCGCTCCTCGCCAGGGAGACCGGGTGGACCTTCCAGCATATCGAGGAGGAGATGAGATGGACCACACCGAAGTGCTCGAAACCCTCGAAATCTTCGACGCGGTGGACCGGGCGCACGCGCACATCCGGCAGCGCCAGGCCGCGGCGCGGGGCGGTCGGAGGCGGGCGGGATGACCGCGGACGGTGGCGGCGCCCCGCGGCGGTGCCTGGCGCTCGCCTGCGGGCGGGACGGCCGCGCGGGCGATGCCCTCCGGCACGACTACACCCGACCCGCCGTGGGCGACACGGTGACGCTCGCGCATGACCTCCGCGACCGGCCCTGGCCGTGGCCGGACGGTTCGTTCGACGAGATCGCCGGGGTCGGCGTGCCCGAGCGCGCCGGGCTCGCCGCCGAGGAGCTGCTCGCCGAGTGCGCGCGGCTGCTGGCGCCGGGCGGGCGGCTGCTGCTCGCCGCGGGTCCGGGCGGCGAGGCGGTTCTGGCGGCCGTCGCCGCCGCGGCGGGGGACCGTTGGCGCGCCGCCGGGACCACGGGCGAGCAGCTCGAGCTCGAACTGGTCAGGGCCTGACCGGGGGGCGGCGCGGTGGCACAGCAGCAGCAGGTCGCATCGCTCTACGGGCGCATCAGCGTCCAACTCCGCGACGCGCTGGCCGGGCTGCGCGACTTCCGGTCGCGCCTGGGGCAGGCCACCAACAACCTCAAGGTGATGCGCGACCAGTCGAAGATCACGGGCGCGGCGGTCAACGCCGCGCTCACCGTGCCGCTCGACCTGCTCGGCAAGACCGCCGTCGGGATGTCCGCCGACTACGAGAAGAGCATGAACGTGTTCCAGCTCGTCACCAAGGCCTCGGCCGAGGAGATGGCGGCCGCGGGCGCGGCGGTCGAAGCGCTCTCCCACGACCTGGAGCTGCCCCAGTTCACCAAACCGCAGGTGGCCGAGGCCCTGACGGAGCTCGCCAAGGCCGGTCTGACCGCGTCGGACGCCGTGTCGGCGCTGCGCCCAGCACTCCTGTTGGCGGCTGCCGGCGAGGCCGACGCGGTGCAGGGCGCCGCGCTGCTCGGCGCGGCCCTCAAGGAGTGGCAGCTCCCGGCGACCGACGCGCGCACCGTCGCCGACCTGCTCGCCGCGACGATGAAATTCTCCGGCGTCTCGTTCACGGACCTCGTCAACACCGTCCAGAACGCCGGGCCGGCGTTCGCCGCGGCGAAGATCCCGATGGCCGATTTCCTGACGGCGGTGGGCATCCTCGCCCAGAATGGCATCAAGGGCGCCGAGGCGGGCACCGCGCTGCAGAACGTCCTGCAGTCGCTGCTGGCCCCGACCGACCAGGCCCGTGCGCTCATGGCCGGGCTCGGCGTCCACGTCTACGACGCCCAGAACCGGGTCAGGCCGTTCCGGGACATCATCGGCGATCTGCACGACGCCTTCGCCCGGCTCAACCCCGCCCAGCAGGAGGCCTACGCGCAGACGATCTTCGGGTCGAGCGCCTTCGGCGAGGCGCTGGTCCTCATCAAGGGCGGCTTGCCGGCCTACGACGCGATGCACGACAAGATCACGCAGGTGGGCATCGCCGAGGAGCTCGCCAAGGCCAAGACCGAGGGGCTCTCGGGCGGGATCGCCGACGTCAACCGCGAGGCGCAGAACGCCGCGATCTCGGCGATCGAGCCGCTCGCCGGCGAGCTGACCTACCTGGCGCACACGCTCGCCGACGCGTTCCGGTGGTTCCAGGCGCTCCCGGCGCCGGTCCGGGAGGGCGCCGCCGTCCTGGCCGCGCTCCTCGCCGTGCTCGGGCCGCTGGGGCTGTTGTTCGCGGGCGCGTCGGCGGCGATCGGCGGGCTGGCGGCCGCGGCGGGCGCCGTCGTCGGCGTGCTCGGCGCCGTCGCCGAGGTGCTCGCCGTCGTCGGCGCCGCGATCGGCGGGCCGATCCTCCTCCTGGCGCTCCTCGCCGCCGCGCTCGTCATCGCCTACCAGCACAGCCAGGCGTTCCGCGACGTCGTCGACGCGGCGTTCGCGGCGGTGGCCGGGGCCGTGCGGGACGCGGTCGGGTTCGTCGTCTCGCTCCTGGGCGGGTTCGCCGCCGCGGTGGTCGACGCGGGGAGCCACGCCGGCGGCTTCGGCGCGGCGGTCGCGGGGGGGTTCGGCGCGGCGGGGCAGGTGATCGCGGACTGGTGGAACGGCGCCGCGCGGCTCCTCAACGACTTCCTCGGCCTGATCCAGCGGGTCGTCGACGCCGTGGGCCGGCTGACCGGCCTGCGGATCACGCTCCCCACGGTGCCGACGATCCCGAACCCCGTCACCGCGATCGGCGGCCTGTTCGGGGGCGGCGGGTCGTCGCCCCCGGCCGGCTTCTCGTTCTACAACACGCGTGGCCAGTACATCGACGACGTCATCGGCCCGGGCGCGCACGAGACCGAGGCGTTCCGGTCGGGGACCGACGTCGTGGCGCGCTACCGCGCGGCCGGCGGCCCCGTCGAGCGCGGCGAGGCCTACGTCGTGGGCGAGGCGGGTCCGGAGTTGTTCGTCCCCGCCTCGTCGGGCCTGATCGTGCCCAACGGCGGCCTGGCCGCGGTGGGCGGCGGCGGCGACGTGAACGTCAACTTCTACGGCCCGGTGTTCGGCTACCAGGACTTCGAGGACCAGGTCGTCCTGGCGGTCAAGCGCGCCAACCAGGCCGGGCGCCGCGTGGCGCTGGCGGGGACGGTCTGATGACCGCCGTCACGCGCCAGCTCCTCGTCGATTGGAACGGCGACGGGGTCGTCGGCCCGCCGGGACAGCGGGAGGACGTCACGGCCGACCTGCGCCAGCCGGCGGCGACGACGTTCCGCTACGGCCGGGACCAGATCCGCGAGCTCTCCCCGCTGGCGGCCGGCCGGGCGCAGTTCGTGCTCGACAACCAGGCGCTGGTCTACAGCCAGGACAACGCGTCCTCGCCGCTCTACGGCCAGGTCGTGCCGAACCGCCTCGTCGTCGCCCGCGCGACCGCGACCCTGCCCGTGGGCTACCGGCAAACCGTGCTCGACGACGCGCCGGTCGGCTACTGGCGCCTGGGCGAGTCGAGCGGCACCACCGCCAACGACGCGAGCGGCAACGGCAACAACGGCGCGTACACGGCCGACCCGCTCAACCTCATCGCCAACCCCAGCGCCGAGGTCGATGCGTCCGGCTACAACACCTACAACGGGACGACCACGCGGGTGACGACGACCGCGAAGTTCGGCTCGGCGTCGCTGAAGCACGTGCGGTCCTTCGCGGGCGCTGCCGGTGGCCCGTTCTTCGACGGGCGGAGCACCGGCACCTACCCCATCCCCGTCGTCGCCGGGTTGCCGTACACGTTCTCGGTCTACGCGAGGCTCGACGTGCCGGGCAGCCAGAGTTTCCGCGCCCGCATCGAGTTCTACGACGACGCTGGTGTGCCCAAGGGGTCGGTCGATGGCACGTATACCCCCCTCAACACGACCGACTGGAGCCAGCGCTTCAGCGTCACCGCGACCGCGCCGGCCGGATCGACCAAGGCGGTGCCTGCTTTCTACTGGACGAGCGACCCCGGCGCCGGGTTCACGTTCTACACGGACGGCTGGCAGTTCGAGCAAGCCACCAACGCCTCGTCGGGGCCGAGCGCCTACACCGACGGGTCGCAGACCAACTGCGCCTGGACCGGGACGCCGAACGCGAGCACGTCGAAGCGCCTGCCGACCCTCGGCACCGCCGGCCTGCTCGCGGCGGAACCCAACGGCGGCTCGGACACGGCCGTGCGCTTCCTCAACAGCTACGTCACGGTGCCGGACTCGGCCTCGCTCGTGTTCACGGCCGGCTTCAGCCTCGAAGCGTGGTTCGTGCTGGACGCGCTGCCGACGCAGGCCGCCATGATCCTCGCCAAGGGCGGCGAGTTCTTGCTGCGCGTGGACGCGGCGAGCGAGGGCAACAAGCTCAGCGCGTCCGTGATCATCGGCGGCGGCGCAGAGCCGCGGGCCTCGTGGGCGACCGTGCCGACGCCGGGCGTCGCCTACCACGTCTGCGCGACGTGGGACGGCACGACGCTGCGCCTCTACGTCAACGGCAGCCAGGTCGCCTCGCAGGCCAGGTCAGGCTCGGTCACCAACACGACCAACCAGGTCATCGTCGGCAACGACGGCGTGGGCAGCACTTTCCCCGGCGTCATCGACGAGGTCGCCGTCTACAACACCGCCTTGTCGGCGGCGCGGGTGCTGGCGCACTACCAGGCGGGGCTGGACCAGACGAAGGGCGACCAGGCGGCCGCCACGTACGGGCTGTTCCGGGGGTTCCTCACCCAGCCCGACGAGCACGGCATGCGCCAGGACCAGACCGTCGCGTTCCAGGCCGTCGACGTCCTCGGCGCGTTCAACGCCCGGACCGTCGAGACCGCGATGCTCACGAACGCCCGCTCGGACCAGGCGATCGCCGCCGTGCTCGACGCGCTCGGCTGGCCGTCCGGCTCACGCGTCCTGGACACCGGCGCGGCGACGTTCGCGCGCTGGTGGGCGTCCGGGGTCACCGGGTTCGAGGCGATCCGCCAGATCGTGCTCTCCGAGGGGCCGCCCGCGGTCGCCTACGTCGACCCCGACACCGGGGCCTTCCACTTCGAGGGGAGGCGCTACCGGCTGCTCACCGGCCGCTGCCTGTCGAGCCAGGCCGTCCTCCGCGACACGGGCACCGAGCCGTGCTACAGCCGCTCCGACCCGTCGACCCCGGCCGAGAACATCGTCAACAGCTGCACCGTCAACGTCCGCTCGTACACGCCGACGGCCGGGCAGGCGCTGGTCGTCGGCGGGCCGCCCTTGCCGCTCACGCTGCCGCCGGGCGGGTCGGCCGAGTTCCCGGTCACCACGACGGCCGACGCCTTCGACGCGGCGGTGCCGAGCGTGACGTACGCCGCGGGCTCCGGCGCCGCGTCCCTCGACCGCACCAGCGGCCGCACCGCCACGCTCACCGTCACCGCGGGCGGCGCCGGCTGCACGATCAGCGCGGTCGCCGTGACCGCGACGACCTACGCGATCAGCGTGACGCCGGTCTCGAACACGATCGACGCCTCCGCCTCGATCGCCCGCTACGGCGAGCGGCCGCTGCCCGGCGACTACCAGCCGGTCTGGCTCTCCGACCGCGCCACCGCGGTCGCGTTCTGCGACTACGTCGTGAGCCGCTACCAGGATCGGGTGAAGCAGAACGTGCTGGCGCTCAACAACCTCGACCCGCGCCGCCTGGCCCAGGGGCTCGCCCGGCGGGTGTCCGACCGGGTCACGGTGGTCGAGAGCCGGACCGGGGAGAGCGCGGACTACTTCGTGGAGCAGGTCACGTGGCAGTGGCTGCCGGGCGGTGGCGTCGAGGCGAACCTCGGCGTCGAGCGAGCGCTGCCGCAGGCCTACTGGCGGCTGGGCATCGCTGGCCTCAGCGAGCTCGGGCTGGCGACGAGGCTGTCGTTCTGATGGACCACCTGCTCCGCGACCGGATCGGCGGCGCGCGCGAGGCGCACGGGCTCGACGCCTACGCGCGCGCGCACGGGCTCGACGACCTGGCCGAGGCCTACCGCCGGCTCGCGCGCGAGGTCCTGGCGCACAACCACCTCGCGCTGGGGCACGCCGCGCCGCCGCAGCTCGCGCACGCCGGCACGCGCCGCGCCTACGTCAGCGGCGGCTGGTGGGTGGTGCGGTGCGCCGAGCCACGGCCGGACGGCTCCTGGGGGCCGGGCTGCCGCAACTGCCCGCACCCCGAGGTCGGCAGCCGGATCGCGGTCTGCTTGACCTGCGGCCGCGTCTACGACGTCGAGTTCCCGGCGGACGCCGACGCGGCCGAGGCCGCGCTGCTCGCGCGCGGCAACCCCCGCACCCGCAACTACTTCTGGCACGCCTCGCACCCGCTCCACCTCGCGGGCGGCCGGCCCGAGACCGCCGCGAGCCTCCGCCGCGAGAACCGCGCGCGCGGCCTCGGGCGCCGGGGGGGCCGCTGATGGCCTGGCTCGTCCCCACCGATTTCTCGACCGGCCGGCTCGTCACGGCCGCGGACTGGAACGCGGAGCTGGGGACGAGCGGGAACATGTCGATGACGATGCCAGCGATCGTCCTGGCAGCTGGCGACCTCGCCTACGCCACCGGCCCTAACACCCTCACGAGGCTAGCCATCGGCGCGGCAGGCAGCTACCTGGGGCCTGTCTCCGGCGCGCCCGCGTGGACGACGCAGCAGCTAGCGATCACGGCCGGCACGGCCGGGGCGCCCAGTTACAGTTTCGCCGGGAGCACCAACACCGGCATATTCTCCCCTGCCGCGCAGACGGTGTCGCTCGCGACGGCCGGCGCCGAGCGGGTCCGGGTGGACTCGGCGGGCAACGTGTTCGTCGGCGCGAACCTGAGCACGACCAACGTCGCCGGCGTCAACGTCTACTCGACCACGGCCGGGAACGGCCTGATGCTCCAGGTCAGCGCGGCGAGCGCCACCCAAGCCGCGATGTACGTCTACGGCTCGCGCGGGGCGGTCGCCTCCCCGGCCGACGTGGCCAGCGGCGATTACCCGTTCCAGCTGGTCACTCGGGCCTACTCGGGCGGGACGTGGTTCTCCACGTCGGAAATCGCCTTCGCCGTGGACGGGACGTTCACGAGCGGCCAGCGCCCACCGTCCCGGATCGAGTTCTGGACGAACGGCGCGAACGCCGCGCCCGCTAATCGGTGGCAGATCAACGCCTCCGGCCACTTCCTCGCCGGCACCGACAACGCCTACGACATCGGCGCGTCGGGCGCGAACCGGCCGCGCAACGGGTATTTCGCGGGGTATGTGGCGGTTGCCAGCGGCCTGAACGTCTCGGCGGGTGTCTTGACCCTGCCGGCCGGCTCGGCTGGGGCGCCGTCGCTGACGTTCGCCGGCAACACCAACAGCGGTCTCTTCAGCTCCGCGGCCGGCGAGGTATCCATCACGACGAGCGGCGTGCAGCGCCTCGTGGTGGCCAGCACCGGCATGACCGCGCGCACCACGACCTCGACCTCCTACGTCGGCCTCTCGCTGATCAACGACGCTTCGCGTCGGCTGGACATCAACTACGCCGGCAGCGGCTACGTCGGTGGGATCCTGGCCGGCGGCCCGAGCGGCGAAACGGCGATGATCGCGACCTCCGGCGCCAACGTGCTGCAGTTCGGCACCAACGGCACGTCGCGGTGGTACATCGACGCCTCCGGTAAATTCCTCTCCTCCTCCGACAACGCCTACAGCATCGGCACATACGGTGCTAACCGGCCGGCCTACGTCTACGTGGCCACTGCGTTTGCCGGGCCGGGCAGTCCTATTGCATCAACGGGGGCCATACGGCTTAGCAACTTTATCAGTAATCCCTATTCCGCCATCGCCATCTGCGCACGCAACTACAACGATACCGCCGACATTCACATGTTGTCTTGCGACGGAGTTAACGTTACGGTAGGCGACATTTTCGCCGCTAGTACTGGACTTATACTGTACGGGGGGTCTAGCTATGGGTACGCCGCCACCAACGTAGGACTGTATCCGCTCACTGATAATTTAGTATCGTGCGGCAAGACTAATGGTAGATGGACGGCTGTATGGGCGGTAAACGGAACAATCCAAACGTCGCATTCGTCGGCTAAGAACATACTCGACGTAGTTAGCCCAGCCGATGCGCTGCGCGTCGCGCGTTCGCACAGCTACCACTTGTTCACGTACAAGCTTGGCCCAGTGCTCGAAAGTGCCGATCTAGACGAACGGAACCGGTTAGCAGACTACCGCCACGTCGGCATCAAGGCCGAAGAGGCACACGAATGGCTGTCCCCGGACGGCGAGACCGTCAACCCGCAAACCACCGCGTGCATTGCTCTGGCAGCCGTCGCCGGTGAGGCCGACGCCCGCGAAGCGGCTATTGCTGCACTCAGTGCCGAGATTGCTCGGCTTCGCGCCGAATTGGCCGCCCTCAGGAGGAACTGATGCCCGCGCCCAAGCAGATCACGGTCCGCCACCGGACCGAGGCCGACAACGAGGTGTTCGAGTTCACCGTCGTGACGCCGGGCGACCGGTCGTTCACGATCAGCCGCGCCGAGCAGAACCCCGACGGCACCAAAACCGTCGCCCAGATGGCCGACGACGCCTACCGGGCGATCCGGGCCGCCGTCGAGGCGCGCGTCGGCGAGCTCGACGGCGCGTTCGGCGCCGCGGGGGCGCTGTTCGTGCCGGCGGCGGACGGCCAGCCGGCCACGCTCACGCCCGTCGACGCGCCGCCGCCGAGCGTGGACGAGCTGCAGGCACGGCTCGCGGCGACCAACGCCAAGGTCGCCGAGACGCAGGCCGCGCTCGTCGCCGCCGTCGCCGAGGTGGACCCGGCGCTGGCCGAGCGGGTCGACGCGCTCATCGAGCAGGCGAAGCAGGAGGTCGCTGGTGGCGAGGGCTAAGCAGGCGCCAAGGCAGCCCGCCAGCCCCCCGAGGCAGCCCGCCAGCCCCGCGGTGCCGTCGGCGGGTGCGTCCGGGCCGCCGACGGTGACCAGCCGGCTGACCGAGGTCGAGCGCAAGACGCTGCTGCCGTTCCAGGTCAAGGTGGCCGCGGCGCTGCAGGAGTTCCAGGGCGTCTTCCGGGCGCTCCTCGCCGGCAAGGGGATCGACGCGGACGAGTGGGAGGTCGTCCTGCCCCTCGATCCGCAGCAGAGCCACTACGAACGGCGCCGGCGGTCCGCGGCCCCCGCCGCGGCCCCCGCCGCATCGCGGGGCGAGGCGCCGTTCGTGCCGGCGGCGGACGGCCAGCCCGCCGCGCTCACGCCGTTGGACGCGCCGGCCACCCCCGGGGAGGGCTGAGGCCGTGGCCGACGCGCCCAACGGCGAGGGCTCGGTCCGGTTCTCGATCCGCGAGCTGTTCGCGGACATCAAACGCGAGCTCACGGAGCTCCGCGCGGACATCGCCAGGCGGGACGAGCAGACCGCCCGACGCCTCGGCCGGCTCGAGCAGGAGGTCGCGGGCGTCGCGGGCCGGGTCGAGCTCCACGAGGCGCTGCCGGGCCACCCGGAGGGCATGAGACGGCTCGCGGCGACCGAGGCGAGCGTCCAGGCGCTGGCGTCGCAGGCGGAGGCGCGCTCGGCGCTGGCCGCCTACGTCGACCGGGCGGGGCAGCGCTCGGCCGAGACCCAGCGCTGGCTGATCGGGCTGACGCTCGGCTCCGCGCTGACGCTGGGGCTGGCGATCGCGCGGCTGCTCACGCAGGGGCACCTGTGAGCGCCGGTTGCCCGGGGACGCCGGCGCTCGTCTGGGCGTTGGCCGCGTTCGGCGGGGTCGGGGTCCTTCTCGTCGCCACCGTGCTCTACCAGCTCGTTTACGAGGCGTGGGAGAGGCGGCGGTGAGCCTCCTGGTCGGCGTCCACCTCGACAACGTGGACCAGCCGCCGGAGTCCTCGTTCCGGCGGCTGGCGCTGGCGCGCCCCGAGGCCGCGCTCGCGCTCTGGACGGCCGGCACGCGCCATCGGCGCGGCGTCTACCGCCGGCTGCGCGCGCTCGGCGTCGCGCGGGTTTGCGTCCGGGTCGGCGACGAGCGGATCGCGGGCTCCGTGGACGACTACCTGCGCGACGTCGACGCCGCGCTGGACGAGGCGGTCGCGGGGGGGTTCGCCGAGGACGACGTCGACGTCCAATTGCTGAACGAGCCGAACCTCGGGCCCAACAGCGCCACCGACGTCGGGCTGTTCGTCGGCCAGGTGGTGCGCCGGTGGCGCCGACCGGCACGGGCGGTGCTCCCGCCCGTCTCGCGCGGCCGGCCGGGCTGGCAGGGCTACGCCGCCCAGGTCCTCGCCGTCGCGGGGCCGCTGCCGGCGCGGGTCGCCCGCGCGGAGCACGCCTACGCGGGCGACCTCGAGGCGCTGCCGCCGTGCGACCCGGCGGGCCCGCCAGTCCTGGTGACCGAGTTCTCGCGGCCCGACCTCACGGGCGCCGCGCGCGGTGGGTGGGTGGTCGACCAGCTCCGCGCCCTCGCCGCGAAGGGCTACGCGCAGGCGCACCAGTTCATCCTCGACGGGCGCCCAGGCGGCGCCTGGTCGGATTCCTACCGGATGACCGACGACGAAGCGGCCGTGATCGGGCGGCGCGGGGCGCTGCCCGACGGCCGCCCGAAGGAGCGCAGCATGCTGCGGATCATCGACATCAGCAACTACCAGGGCCTGGTCGACCCGTCCAGCTGGCGGGCGGCCGGCATCGACGGCGCGGTCGTCCGTGTCTCGGAGGACGGCGCCGAGCTCGACCCGTTCGCGCCGGGCAACGTGCGGGCGATCCGCGGCGCCGGGCTCCTGCTCGGCCTCTACCACCTGAGCGACCCGCGGTTCGCCGCCCCCGTCCAGAGCCTGGAGACGTTCCAGCGCGGCATCGACAACGTCGGTGGCCTCGAGCCCGGGAACGTCCTGGTCAACGACTCCGAGCTCGGCCCGGAGGGGGACCTGGCCCAGTGGCACGCGGAATGGGGCGACGGCGCCAGGCGCAAGTGGGGCTTCAAGGCGCTGTTCTACAGCGGGCCCTGGTGGATGGGGCCGCACAACCTCTCGATCGAGGGGGTCGCCGCGCAGTACGCCGGCCTGTGGGAGGCCAACTACACGGGGGACCCGTCCTTCCGGCCGGCCAACGTCGACGGCTGGCGAGACCTGGTCATGGTGCAATACACCGCCAGCGGGACCGCGCCGGGCGTCAGCGGGCCGGTCGACCTGAGCACGTTCTTCGGCGGCCGGGACGACTGGCTGGCGCTCGGCATGCCGGCCCCGACCCCGGCGCCGGCGCCGCCGCCGACCCCGGCGCCCCCCGACCCCGTCGCGGCCGCTCTGGCCGACCTACGGGCCGCGGTCGGCCGCCTCGAGGCGGCGATCGCCGCGCGGGCCGCCGCGTGATCACGGTGCGCCAGCAGGGCGAACGGGTCGTCGCGTGCTCGCGGCCCGGCACGCCGACGGTCTACCTGCTCGACACGGCCACCTACGCCGCCATCGCCCAGACCGCGGACGAGGAGACGCGCTGGCGTCTGATCAAGCGGAACTGCCTCGCCCGCGCTCGGAAGGAGGAAATCCCGTGACACCCGGCATCGACGTCCAGAAAATCGCGGTCTTCCTGATCAGCCTCGTCGTCCTGGTGGGCGGCGGCGCGGCCGTCGTGCTCCGCCAGGACCTCCCGGCCGCGGTCCAGACCGCCATCCTGACGGCACTGGCCGGCGTGGTCGCCTATTGGTTCAGCCACTCGACCAACCGGCCCGCCGACTAGCCCTCGCCGGGGCCCTCAGCCGACCCTGGTCCAGGAGCCGCAGCCCCGCGACTCGAACCCGACGTCGCTGGCCGCGATCCGGACGGACGCCGGTCCGGCCGGGACGTCGTTGGCGACGATGCTGCTCACCGTGCCGGTGAAGTCGCGGAGCCTGGCCCAATAGCAGCGCTCGCCGCCGGGGGCACGCCAGGTGCCCGGGGCGACGTCGGTGCCCACAAGGTAGGTGCCCTGCGGCAGGGCCGCATCGGGGTTCCGGCTGCCGGGGCTGGCCGTGACGTCGACCCACCGGCGGCAGCCGCGTGACTGGAACGCGGCGTCGCTCGGCAGGATGGTGACCACGGCCGGCCCCGCCGCGAGGCCGTTGGCCAGGACGTCGGCGATCTCCCCCGAGAGCCCCTTGAGGCGCGCCCAGTAGCAACCGTCCGCGTCGGCGCGGTACGTTCCCGCGGCGACGTCGGCGCCGACGCGGAAGACCCCGTCGCCGAATGCCGCTGGGCCCGCGGTGGCTGCGGTGGCCGGGCCCGTCGGGGCCTGGCTGGCGACGGGCGCGGCCGTCCCTGGCCGGAGCTCGCGGACCGCCACGGCCGTGGTGGCGGTCGGGTCGGGCGGTCGTGCCCGCGCCGTGCCGGCGCGGGGCGTCGGCGCCGGCACGGCGCAGCCGGCCAGGAGCAGGCCTGCGGCCAGGACGAGCGCCGGCACCCACCCCCCTATCCCGCGACGGATAGCGGGGCCACGGCCGCGGCTGGGGCGCACCCCTGCCCTCACGCGCGGGAACGGAGCGGGACGCCGGGAGCGAGCGCCGCGCGCAGCCAGCGCTCGACGCTGAGGTACGGCGCCCGCGCCCATGCGCAGACGGCGCCGACGCCCTCCTCGAGCACCGCGAGCGGCGGCGGGCCCCCGTCCTCGCCGGCGCACAGGAGCCAGCCGGCGAACGCCTCCGCCTGCCACTCCTGCTGGCTGCGGGCGGCGCGCGCGTCCTGGTGGAAGAACCACACGCCGGGCTTGTGGAGCAGCCAGTGGCCGAGCCCGTGCGCGATCAGCCACCGCCGCTCGCACGGGTCCAGATCGCACGCCAGGCACAGGCAGTCCTCGATCAGGACCTCCCTGACCCGGCCGACCAGCTCCGGGCACCCGTCGAGGACGGTCAGGCCCTCGGCTTCGCAGACGGCCAGGAGCGCCTCGTCGGTCGGCGGCGAGCGCAGGCCGTAGCGGTCACGGATGGCGAGAGCGCGGCGCTTCGCGGTGCTCACAATGCGTTCCCCACGTGCCGACAGGGGCGTGCCGGTTGGGGCCCCCGGTCACTCCTGCCGGCGCCTCCTACCCATCCGTCCCTGCGGCCGCCCCATCAGCCGCTTCGCCAGCGCGATCACGCCGGCCTTTTCCGCCTCGGTCAACTCCTCCCAGATCACCCCGGAGAACAGGACCGGAATCCGCTCATCCAGCGTAGAGGAATCCTCTACGCCCGCGCGTTGCAAAACGGTTTCCATTTCCTGGTGCACTCCCCCGCCCGCGAGGCGCTCTAGCACCCGCTCGGCGACCTCGTCGGCGATCCGCCCGGTGATCAACTCGGCGATCTGCGCGATCGCCCCGGCCTCCAAGCTGACCTCGGTCCGCCGCCCGCGACGGCGCGTGCGCGCGGCGAGCGCCAGCATCTCGTCCGGGTCGTCGCCGAAGTACTCGGCCAACCGGATCACGATGTCGTCGGGCGGCACCTTGAGCCCGTCGACGTAGGCCCGGAGGGTCGTCCGCTCGACGCCGACCCGCTCCCCGGCCTGCCGGTCGCTCTTGAATCCGGCGCGGCGGTAGCGGTCGGCGAGCCACTCAGCGGTGCTGCCGAATGGCTGCTGGCGGCCGGCGTCCATCGACAGAGCATCGTACAGCGCGGGCTTGACAGCCGCCACCGCTGCGCCGATAATGGCGGCTGGTGGCGTACAGCCACCGACCACCACGGAGGGGGCGTCGGGTTGGACAACGTCTGGGAGGTCCTCGAGCACCAGGGCCGGAGGATCCGGTGGCTCGCGCGAGCCACCGGATTCAGCGAGGACCTGCTCCTGTCGATCAAGGCCGGCCGGCGGCGCGCGTCGCCGCGCTTCCGGGAGCGCTGCGCGCTCGTGCTGGGTGTGCCTGAGTCGCTGCTGTTCCACGCCGATACCTCCAAACGCGACGCCGCGTGACGGGCCGAGCGTCGGTCGCGGCCGTCGCGGTTCCGTCGAGCACCCGCTCACGGACCGTCGAACCCCACAGCAGCCCATTGTCCGGCGGATCGCCGGGCGTGAGCGATTCGAACGGAAAGGAGGTGATGACCGGGATGCCGAACAGGACGAGCGGCGCGCCGCAGATCCAGGCCGGCGGCTGCGTGGTGTACTTCACGCAGGCGAACGCCGACGCGATCGACGACGAGGTCGCGGCCTGCCAGCAGGTCGAAGACATCGAGGCGGTGATCGCGCAGCTGACCAGCCGCCGGGACGCGATCCAGGACCGGCTCCGCGCCAGGCTGGACGTGCACCGGCGGATGAACGCCGAGATGCACGCGCGGCTGGTCGCGGGGCCCCTCGAGGTCCGCCGCTTCATGCGCGTGCGCGGGATCCCCGACACGGACCCGTCGCAGGCGCGCCTGGCCGAGCTGGCCAGGCACAGGAAAGCCGCGCTCGGCGGAGACGCGCCGAGCGCGGCCTGACAGTCGGGAGCCAACCACAGCCCCGGCCAGTGCCGAGTGTACGGCGGCGGGCCGGGGACTTCAAGAGAGGAGACCCTTGGATGCCAACCGAGACGAGCAGGGACCGCATGGCCGCCGTGCGCCACGCGGTGCGCATCCTGGCGACCGAGGTGATCGAGGTCGCGCTGGCCGACCGGGACCGGATCCGGCTCGGACACGCCAACTACGGCCACATGGAGACGGCCGACTTCCTCCACGACGCCATGAAGGCCGTGGTCGACCGGGTGCACCGCGCCGTGGACGAGCAGGTCTTCGCCTGCCTGCGCGACGCGGCGGAGCAGATCGAGCCCGATGGCCTGGCGCGCGCCGGGACGACCTGGATGGCGTCCCTGGTCCTGCACGCCATCGGCCACGAGGCCGGGAAGCGCGGGATCGTGCGCGTCGTCGAGGCCGCCGCCGCCCTGGCCCGTGACCGGGAGGGGGTGGACGGCGGCCCGCTGGCCGACTGGTTGCCCCTGGCCGACTGGTCGCCCACGACTGCGGCTCCGTCCGAGCCCGACCAGGTGCCGTTCTGATGGCGCCGCAACCGCAACAGGACTGGCGCATCATCTTCGTCAGCTGGTCGGGGCGAAGCGAGGTCGACTCGTTCTTCCGCGGCACCGCCGCGGAGGCCCGGGCCGAGGTCGCCAGGCTGAACGAGCGCTGGGCGCTCGCTTGGGGCAACCGGCCCTTCCGCGCGGAGCCCCTGCCGTGACGGCGCGCGAGCTCGCACAGATCTGCGCCGCGGAGATCGCGCACCACCCCGAATCGCTCACGGAGGGCTTCGTCTTCGAAATGGTCCTCGGGGCGATCAACCGCGCGCTCCGCGACGCCGCCGCGGCGCCGGATGACGCCCCGCGCGAGGTCCGCCACACGTACGCGCCGCCGCTCGGGGGCGTCCGGGTGAAGCTCGAGACGAACTCCCGCGGGACGAACGTCGAGGTCGGCGTCGACCGGCCGCGCGAGGCCGGCGAGTCGTTCGAGGACGCGGCGAGGGCCGCGACCGAGATCGCCAGCCTCGCGCGGGAGCTCGCCCTCGGCGCAGTCGGAACGTCCGGGCTGCCGGTCGGGGGCGACGGGGGGCGGCCATGAGCGGGCGGGGGGCAGCCGGCGCCGTCCGCGTCGCCGGCGCGGCGCCAGGCCCGGGCGCGTTCGAGGTCGCGTCGGCCACCGATCCGGGCCGCCGTTGGGTCGTCGAGTGGCGGTCGGCCAGGACGCACTGGTGCGGCTGCCCGCGGTTCGCGCGGGCGGGCCGTTGCCGCCACGTCCAGGCGGTGTTCGAGGCCATCAAGGCCGAGTACGGGACGCTCCGGGCATCCGGGGCGTTCCGTCGTTGGCCGGCTAAGGAGGCTGCGGCGTGAGCGAAGCACGGAACGCGCGGGCGCTGGAGCCGGTGGCGACCGCCGCGGCGCCGCCGGCAAGGGACCTTGCGCTCGACGCGGAGCGCCTGGCGCTGCTGTCGAGGACGATCGGGGCGGATCTGCGGCCGGACGAGCTGCAGCTCTTCCTGGCCGTGGCCGCGCGGACGGGGCTGGACCCGTTCGCGCGGCAGATCTACGCCATCAAGGACCGGCAGGGCCGGTTCTTCGTGCACATCGGCATCGAGGGGCGCCGCGCGATCGCCCAGCGCACCGGCCTGGTCGACGGCATGCTCGGGCCGTTCTGGTGCGGCCCGGACGGCCAGTGGCGGGACGTTTGGCTGGACCGCGAGCCCCCGCTCGCGGCGCGGGTCGGCGTCCTCAAGCGAGGCTGCCGGGAGCCGTTCTGGGGCACGGCGCACCTCCGGTCCTTCCGGGGCGGCAACCCGAACTGGACGGACCGCGCCGAGCACATGCTCGCCAAGGTTGCCGAGGACCACGCCCTGCGCCGCGCCTTCCCGTACGAGATGGGGGGCGCCGGCGCCTACCACCCCGAGCACGACCCCGACCAGGAGCCGGATGATCCGGGTCCTGGCGGGGGCGAGGCCGACGACGGCGAGCGCGAGCCGGCAACGGTGGCGGGAGGCCCCCGGCCGCGGGCGGCCGACGAACTGGACGCCGAGTCCGGGCAACTGCCGGCCCAGGCGGCCGCAGGGGCACCGGCGTGGGCCAACACGCCGCTCGGGCGCCAGGTGTCGGCACTCGTCGATGCGCTCGTCGAGGCAGGCAGGCGGATCTCGCCGCCGCCCGACGACGCGGACGAGCAAGCCCTCCGGGGCTGGATCGCCTCCAAGCGCGCCCTCCTGGGGGGCCCGAGGTGATCGGGCTCAGCCCGCGCGCGGCGATCGCGGCGGGCCGCCTCTGGGCGACGGCGTCCTACGCGGCCGGGGCCGATCCGCGGCGGCTTGCCCGTCGCAGGCTCGGCCGGCTGTTCTGGCGCCTGCAGAGCGGGCATACGCGGCGCCTCTTCGTGCGTGGGTTCCTCTGGCAGTGGCGGCTGATCGAGGCCGCGCTGGCCGTTCGCGACAGGAGGGAGACGGCGTGACGTTGTTCGCCGTGGCGGGGCGCGCGCGGGTCACCGACGTGAAGATGCGAGCGTCCCAGAAGGCAGGCGTGGAGATCGTGGTCGGCATCGCCTTCGCCCGTTCGGGCCTGTCGGAGGCCGAGCGGGCGTCGCTGCAGGACTACTACGGGAACTACGTCGACGTCGAACTGGCCGCGTGCCGGGACCGCGACGACCCCGCGCGCCTACCGCTGGACGAGGCACTGGCGCGCGTCGAGGGGCGGGACGGCCGGACGGAGCGGGGGCAGCCAGGCCCCGAAGACACATGCCGCGGTTGCGGCAAGGCGGTCGGCGATGACCCGCGGGCGGGGTTCCACGTGCCGCTGGCCGGACCGCCGTCGCCGCTCTGCGGGGCATGCCTCGCCGAGCGACTCGGCAAGCACGAAGCCCGGAACTACTGGCTCAACGTCGCGGACGGGCAGGACGTCGACGTGCAGAGCGACCGGGATGAGGCCGACGAGGAGGAGTTGGCGCGGGACCTCGACCTCGTCCGGACGGACGACCCGCCCGGCGACGCCGAGCCGCCGTCGCACCCCATCACTAAGTCGGGCGGGGATTGAAACAACCGTGTCCTGGGTGAAACTGGACGACGGCTTCTTCCGGCACCACAAGGTCATCCTCGCCGGCCGGGAGGCCCGCGACCTGGCGCTGGCGGCGCTCTGCCATGCCAGCGCCAGCCTCTCCGACGGCTACATCCCCGCGGGCGCACTGCGGCAGCTCGCGGCCGACGCGCAGGTCAGCAACCCGAAGCGGCTGGCCGCCCGGTTGGTCGAGGTCGGCCTCTGGGAGGTCGCGCCGGGCGGCTACCGGATCCATGACTACCTGGCCTACAACCCCAGCCGTGAGCGCGTCCTCGAGACCCGCGCCAGGCGGGTCGCGGCGGCGAGCAAAACGCGAGCACACGCCGAGCAAAACGCGAGCAAAACGCGAGCAAAACGCGAGCATTTTGCTCGCGACGACGCCCTCGCGGAGGCCGAGCAAAATGCTGGCCCGCGTGACACCCCCCCGTCCCATGACCCGTCCCGTCCCCTCGAGTCGCCTCCGTCGGAGCACCCGGGGGAAGCGACGGAGACCGGTGGGGGTACACGCATCGCGCGCGCGCGCGCGATGGCCGTGCCGAAGCCCGGGCTGCCGCCGGGGAGCACCGAGGCGGCGCTGCGCGCCGAATTCGCGCTCCTGCTCGGACCGCCGGGCACGGAGGGCGAGCGACGCCGCGAGAACGTGGCCATCGGCGAGCTGGCACGGGCGGGGGTCCGGCCGGGCGAGCCGCAGCAGCTCGTGGACGCGTGGCGGGAGCTCTACACGGTGCCCTGCACGGTCCGGGCGATCGCCGACAACCTGCGGACGCTGCGCCGGCCCGTCCGCGGCCGTGGGCCGGGCCGGCGGCGCGAGACGGCGGCCGAGCAGATCGACCGCGTGTTCGCGGAGCACGGGGTGGCCTCGTGACCGCCGACCAGGTCAAGGTCTGCCTCCGGCTGCTGCGGGCCGGTGCGGTGCCCCAGGAGCTCGACGACGAGCGCCTCGAGCTGTTCGCGCTGCACCTCCGGCCGCTGCCCTACGCGCGCACGGCCGACGCGATCCGCCGCTACCTGGCGACGCCGGGCCCGTCGGACCGCGACGGTAGGTCGCGGCCGCGGTTCGTCGCGAGCGTCGACGAGCTGCTCGCGGCGTGCGACGTCCACGGCCAGGCGAGACTCCTGGTCGCCGAGGCCGCGCACCGCGGCGGCGACGTCGAGCCGGACTTCCGTGCGACCTGCGGTTGGTCGCTCGTCCGGTCCGGCGAGCCGCCGCCGGTCGGCGTGCTGGAATGGCGCGCCCTCAACGGGCTGCTCGTGACCGACGAGGACTGGGAGGCGCTGCGGGCCGCGCGCGACCGCGAGCTGCCACCAGGCCGGGCGCTGCCGGCCGGCCGCGGTGGGCCGGTCCGGCTCCCGGCGCTCCTCGGCGAGCTCACGGCCGGGAGCCGGTCGATCGCGCGGCGCGCGCCGGCCCGCGCCGAGGAGCGCGAGTTGCCGGCTCCCCTGCGCGAGGCAGTCGATCGGTTCCAGCGGCAGGCCGACCAGCTCGCCGCCGAGCAGCGCGCGCTCCGGGAGATCCGGGCGGAGGCGGAGGAGGCCCTGGCGGGCGGTGAGGTCCCGACCGTGGCCGTCCGGTCGGTCGCCGAGAGGGTGCTGCGGCGGCTGGCGTCGGACCCCGACGAAGGGCCGGTTAGTGCGGCGGAGGTGCTGGCGGCGGCCTGCTGGCCGGGCCTCGAAATCCGCGAATTCAAGCAAACGCCGGACGACGAGGACCCGTCGACGGTCCGGATCGTCCTGAAACGGAGGGCGAAATGAGCGTCTGTCGGACGACCGCGGGGTGCGCCACCTGCGGCGGCGCAGGCTGGCTGCGCCGCCCGTGGGACCCCTCGCGCGGGCCGCGCGAGCTCGGGCTCGAGCGCTGCCGCTGCAACCCTGCCCCGACCGAGCGACTCGCCGAGGCCGAGCGCGCGCGCGTGTACGGCGACGAGTCCGACGCCCAGGGGCGCGTCCGGCGCAACCGGCGCGAGTGGTGGGCTCGATGAGGATCAGCAAGCAGAACCTGGCGATCGAGCAAGCCCCCACATCCGACGACCGGCGCAGCTTCACGCAGATCCAGGGGATCCTCTTCGAGCGCGACGGCTCGGTCTCGACCGACCGGTTCCGGCTCGTCTTCGTGCCCTACCCCGAGCCGTGCGACGACGACGACCCCGCGGTCGGCACGGTGGTCCCCATCGACCTGGCGCGCCGCGCGGCGACGGTCGCGCGCTGGCGCGACCGGATCGAGCTGACGCGCGAGGGTGGCCACGTCCTGCTGACGATCTCGCCACCCGGCGACGACGGGGACGACGACGACGACGCGCCGGCGCCCGGCCCGACGATCCGGCTCAGAGCCCGCGTGGCCGACCAGCCGTTCCCGGCCTGGCGCAGTCTCGTCCCGGCCAGCGACCAGATCACGTCTGAGACTGTGGTCGATACGGCCTACCTCGCCGAGGCGGCCGAGAAGCTGCGCGAGGCCGGCTGCTTCGCGGTCCGGCTGAGGGTGCCCGGCGACGCGCAATCGCCGCTGGTGGTCGAGGGGCTGAGGCACGGCGAGGCCGAGGGTCCGCTCGTCCTGATCATGCCGATGCGCTTCCGCGACCGCCGCCACCTGGCGCCCGTCGAGGCCGGGGAAAGGGCGGACCGATGAGCGGCGCGGCCCGTCTCCCCCTCGACCGCGCCCGCCGCCTGGCCTGGGAGGTCGTCGTGTTGTTGCAGGACCAGTGCGAGCGGATCGAGGTCGCCGGATCGATCCGCCGCGCGAAGCCGGACGTCGGCGACGTCGAGATCGTCTGCGTGCCGAAGATCAGCGAGACGGCGACCGGCCTGTTCGGCGACATCCTCGACCGCCGCGACGAGCTGCACGCGCGCTGCCAGAGCCTCGTCGAGGACGGCGTGTTCGCCCACCGGCTGGCCAGCAACGGCCAGCATGCCTTCGGCGAGCGGCTCAAGCGCCTCACCTACGGCCGCGTGGCGCTGGACCTGTTCTGCGTGCTGCCGCCCGCCCAGTGGGGCCTGATTCTGGCGATCCGCACCGGACCCGCCGAGTTCAGCCGTCGCCTCGTCACGCCGCGCCGCATGGGAGGCCTGCTGCCCGACTGGCTGAAGGTCCACGACGGGGCGATCTGGCACGGCGTCGACCCGGTACCGACACCGGAGGAGGCCGACGTGTTCCGGGTCCTCGGGCTGCCGTACATCCCACCCGCCGACCGGACCGGGAACGAGCGCGCGGCGGTGCCGGCATGAGCGGCTCCGACCGTGCCGCCTACGGCCGGCTCGACGTCGCCCGCGTCAGGGCGGCGATGGAACGCCACGTGGGACCCGAGAACGCGGCGCCGATCGGGCGGATCGCCCGCGAGGCGGGGCTGAACGAGCGCAAGGTCCGCGCGATCCTGAGCGACTACGACGGCGAGGCGTTCCTGCAAGGCGAGTGCGGCGTCGGGCGCTTCGTCGCCCGGACGCCCGAGGAGGCGGGGGCGATGACCGCACGGCTGAAGGCACGCGCGCTGGAGGAGCTGGCGCGCGTCGAGCGGCGGGAGGCGTTCGCCGCGGCGATGCGCGTCCGGCCGGTCGAGCAGCTCGCTCTCGGGTTGGCGTCGTGACGGACGCCAACCCGCTCAGGCTTCTCGGGATCCGGGAGGCCGCGCAGCTCCTCGGCACGGACAAGGAAAACGTGCTCGCGTGGATCAACAGCGGCGTGCTGCCCTGCGTCCGGGTCGGCCGCAGGGGCGAGCCGCGCGTCTCGGCCGTGATGTTGGAGGCGTGGCAGCGGTGTCTCGGCACTAGCCAATCCGCTAGCCAAAGACGGCCGTCCCGGCGCGCCCCAGGCCGCCCGTCGGCGCCCTTGCAGGTGATCAGATGA